TAAATGGGCTGCCAATAATTTGGGTTTGGTTGCGTTATCAATAAATAAATTTAAAGATTGAGATTGATCAATAAAGACACTTCTATTTGCCGCCATTTGTAGAATTCTCTTTTGTGACATTTCCCAAACCGTTTTATATCTTTCTTTGAGTTCAGTAGGTATTTCAGGAATATTTTGAACTGAACCATTTTCCATGATTAATTTATTTTTTAAGTTATCATTCCAAACATTCAATTTAATTAATTCTTTAACTAAATGTTTGTTGATAACAATAAACTCACCACCTAATGTTCTACGAGAATAAAGGTTAGTTGTGAATGGTTCAAACGCCTCATTATTTCCTAAAATCTGTGCAGTAGATGCTGTTGGCATCGGAGCAACTAATAATGAATTTCTGACACCTTTAGATTTAATTTCTTTTCTTAAAAATTTCCAATCCCAACGACCTGACAAATCTGAATCTTTTTTACCCCACATTTCATATTGGAAAATACCTTTTTCAATAGGTGAACCAACTATGGATTCATACGGTCCAAATTCTATTGCCAAATCTTTAGATGATGTTAATGCTGCAAAATAAATTGTTTCAAAAATATCCGTCTGTAATGTATCTGACAATTCACTTTCAAATGGTAATCCCAATAAACAAAAAACATCAGCTAAACCTTGAACCCCTAAACCAACAGGTCGATGTTTGAAATTTGAACGTTTTGTTTCTTCGGTTGGATAAAAATTTAAATCGATTACGTTATTCAAGTTTTTTACAACTTGGTAGGTATATTCATATAACATTTGATGATTAAATTCACCGTTAATGATATACTTAGGCAATGCGATTGATGCCAAATTACAAACAGCTTGTTCTGTTGGTGAAGAGTATTCAATAATTTCGGTACATAAATTTGAAGATTTAATTGTACCTAAGTTTTTTTGATTTGATTTATAGTTTGCCGGGTCCTTATATAACATATAAGGTGTTCCCGTTTCAATTTGAGAAGTTAAAATTGCATCCATTAATTTTCTCGCCTTAATTACTTTTCTTGCCTTTCCTTCCTTTTCATATGATTCATATAACTTAGTGAATTTTTTTTCTTCAGGTGTGTCATATACGTCAGATAAACCAGGAGCTTCGTCTGGTGAAAATAAAGACCAATCACCATCTTGTTCAACACGTTGCATAAATAAATCGGGTGTCCACATTGCTAAGAACAAATCTCTTGCTCTCATTTCTTCTTTACCCGTATTTTTTCTTAAATCAATAAATTCAAAAACGTCCGCGTGCCATGGTTCAAGATAAACCGCAAACGAACCTTTACGTTTACCACCTTGATTAATCCAACGAGCAACTTCATTATATGTTTTCATCATTGGTACAATACCATCAGATTCTCCGCCAGTTCCTTTAATATAAGCTCCTTTAGCACGAACATCATGTACGTGTAATCCAATACCACCAGCCCACTTAGAAATGTTTGCAACGTCTTTAATAGTATCAAATAATCCGTTAATATCATCTCCTTTATTACCAATTAAGAAACAAGATGACATTTGTGGTCTCTTTGTGCCGGCATTAAACAGCGTTGGAGTCGCATGAGTGTAATAGTGCTGGGATAAGTCATCATAGATTCTTAATGCCATTTGAACATCACCCTTACATATTCCAACGGCAACTCTCATATACATATATTGTGGTCTCTCAACAACTCGTCCACCAATTTTTAAAAGATATGAACGTTCTAATGTTTTAAAACCAAAATAATCAAAATCTAAATCTCTCTCTTGATGAATTGCTCCATCAAGTGATTCTTTATTGCTCATTACAAACTCATAAACCTCATTTGATATTAATGACGATTCTTTTCCTGTTTTTGGTTCAGTAAAAGAATACAACTCTTTAATACATTGTGAGAATTTCTTTGGTGTTGTTTTATGTAAATTAGAAACCGCCAATCTACCAGATAATTTAGCATAATCTGGATGTGTTGTTGTCATCGATGCTGCAGTCTCTGCCGCTAATACGTCTAACTCTGTTGTTGTAATCCCGTCGTATATGCCTTGTGTTACTTTTAATGTGACATATGTTGGGTCAATATATTCTAAATTTAAATCGCTACAAAAAATACTAATTCTTCTCGTAATTTTATCATACCTCATTTCCTCAAGGGAACCATCTCTTTTCTTTACTTTCATCTTATATTTAATTTTTTTAAAAATCTACGTCACCAAATGCCGAATCTAAATCTTCGGAACCGTTGTTATTTACTCCCATCTTTTGATATTCTGCAACTCGTTTTTCAAAGAAATTTGTTTTTCCTTGTATTGCAATATTCTCCATGAAATCAAATGGATTTGTAGAATTGTACACTTTTGAACATCCTAATGCCGTTAATAATCTATCTGTTACAAACTCAAGATATTGGGCCATTAATTCTGAATTCATACCAATTAATCTAACAGGTAACGCTTCAAGAATAAATTCTTTTTCAATTTCCAAAGCTCCACAGATAATCTCTCTAATTTTCTTTTCACTTAATTTATTATCAATATGGTTATTATATAGGTGACAAGCAAAATCACAATGCATTCCCTCGTCTCTTGAGATTAGTTCATTTGAGAATGTTAACCCTGGCATTAAACCTCTTTTCTTCAACCAAAATATTGAACAGAATGATCCTGAAAAGAAAATACCCTCAACCGCAGCAAATGCAATTAGTCTCTCAACAAAAGATTCTGAACTAATCCATTTCACAGCCCATTCTGCTTTCTTTTGAATTGCAGGAATTGTATCTATTGCGTGAAATAAATGTAATTGTTCTTCTTTGTCTTTAATATATGAATCAATCAATAATGAGTATGTCTCACTATGAATATTTTCCATCATAATTTGAAAACCGTAAAACATTTTAGCTTCAGTATATTGTACTTCGTTTACAAAATTTTCAGCAATATTCTCATTTACAATTCCATCAGACGCTGCAAAAAATGCCAACACATGTTTAATGAAATGTTGTTCATCTGAGTTCAGTTTATTTTCCCAATCTGTTACGTCTTGACCTAAATCAATCTCTTCCGCTGTCCATATACAAGCTTGTTGTTGTTTATACATTTTCCATAAATCATTATGCTCGATAGGGAACAAAACGAATCTATGGGGATTCTCCATTAATATTTTTTCTTTCATGTTCAATTATTTAATTTGCGTTACTTTTTTTTCTTGTGCCTTTTTGTAGATATCGGCAACTCTATTTTTTCTCTTTTCAACTTCATCTTGTTCGTGACCTAATAAAGTATTTTGTGATTCGGTATCAATTACCAAATATTCGTTATTGAACTTACAGTTTTGAAATACTACACCATCTTTACCAATACGTGATTTAAGTAATGTTAAAGTGGCTAAGTTATGTTCTTTTTGTTCTAATGTTTTACCTATTGATAAAATAACGTGTGCAATTTGTGCTTTCTTAATTGAACCTCCCATTTGGTCTCCCGTTACAACTTCAGATGAAATCGATTCACGATTACCTTGTGTTGCAGTCCATATTGCCATTTCAAATTCACCTGTCATAGATTCCAAACTTCTCATAACAGAACCTTCACCTTTCCACTCTTCACCGTTTGTTGATTTATCAGATGAAATACAATCAACATAGTCTAAGACTAATAAATCTACTTTAATACCATCTGAATTCATTTTTCTGATTTTATTTTTAATTTCAGAAACCGTAACATTATCACTCGCCAACTTTAATAATTTTAAAGTACCTGTAGAACGAGATTGAGCCTCTTCAACTTTTTCCTTTACTAAGTCTTTAAATTCAGGTTGTTCGTCAGGTGCAATGTCTGACCAAATGGTGTAGTGTTTTCTTTTAATGTTACCCGGATTATCTTCAAAGAATATTTGAACAACGTTATAACCTAAGTTATAAGCGGTATTAGCAAACTTAGTAAGTAAGGTAGTTTTACCAGTACCCGTAGGTGCCAATACAACCCCCAATTCTCCTATTCCCAATCCACCTTTAAGTAAGTTGTCAACTCCAACAATACCTGTCGGTAATGGGTGTCTAAAGTCCTTTTCTAACGCTCCATCAATATCAAAAAATACATCATGAGCTTCGTCATTTGTAATACCGATTTGTAATGCCTTTTGAATGATTTGTTCAATTTTGTTATAAGCCTCAAACTCACCACTTTCAATAATATTTTGAACACTTTTAAGTTCTCTTTTTAAATTTTGTTGTTTACAAAAATTAAGAGCCGTGTCTTTAACATATGCAATTTGGTCTTCATTTTCCTTTATTGATTCCAACGTGTCAAGATGTACCTTAGAGGAATCTTTATTACCGCCTTCGGCCATAATTTTTTGGGCCAGTGTATTGTAATCGGGAATTCTATTGTAGGTCTTATATAACTCTTTAATGTTCTCAATTATAAATTTAAATGAGGCGTTCTCAAAAAATTTAGTTTCTAATACATCAATTATCGATTCGGCATATTTCTTGTCTTCAACTATTGCTTTAATTAGGGATTGTTGAAATGAAAACCCTAAATACCCAAAATTCCTCTCTTCCATGTTTATTTTTTATATATATGTTTTTAATTATAACTCGTAGTTCAAATATGTAGTCTCCAACTCTTCAGATGATAAAATGTCAGTTAAATCTGATAAAATTCTTTTGAGTTTTGGACGTATGTCAACCGTATATCTAACCTTTGGGTGGTAATAATATGCGGGGAATATCCTTTGAATAAATACATCGTCTTCCAACTTAATTTCTAATAAAAAATGTTCTCTGTCTTTCTCTGGTGAATCTTCCACATAGTCGGAAGATAAGAAATAATTCTGATTTTCACACAAATAATTGGAACTTTTTATTTTTAAATCATCACTAATATCCTCACAAATATTTTTTAAATAATAGTGTAAGTCCATGGAACGTCTTGCTTGGTCAACGTGATCTTTTACGTTGAAGTATCTTTGACAGATTATGTTCCCTTCTAATGTTAGAACAAATTCGAATTTTGTAATGTCTGGT